GGGGTATATTTTGCGAGACCCCCTCCCCCCTACATCGAAGGGCTGGAGATTCTGAAACCTCAAACAATTTAGCACCAAAAAATTTTGGCACGCGTTTTATATTAAACAAATCATTGTTTGAAATCTACAGAAGATCCAACATTCTTTTTAAAAGTACCAGAAAAACTACGACGTTTCTCGTGAAACCTTCTGGTAGATGCCAAGAATGTTCTCTTCAACAATCTCGTCAATCGCTCGCTCAATTGCAAGAAGTTGATCAGCTTCCGAAATGTCATATGAAGACTGAACGATCCTAGCAAGGTAAGAAGTTGAATGATAACCTTGCGCCTCGTCGTACTGGTACCAGGAGTCAAACTCAACAAAAGGATCGTAGGGATTGTCAATAGTTGTAAGCATGTACTCTACAGCCATCACTTGCCCTCCAATCCTCTCTGAAGAGTAGACACTGACATGCCTAGGGCAGAGGCTACTTCAGACAGGGTGTGTCCAGCAGCCAGCATTGACTGGGCACGACGCTTCTTTGTAGATGTCATAAGCACCTTGATCTTAGGCAATGCACGTTCCTTGACTAGATCTAGGTCTGTGTTGTTAAGAATCTGAAGAAGCTTAGTATTAGTAATTGCACCTGCCTGAATGGCTTCCCATTCCTTGTCTGTGATGTCAACAAGAGTCTTCTTAGCACCTACTCTAGCACGGGCTTCTTGAAGATCTCTGTATTGAATCTTCTTTAGCGTTTCCTTCTCCATGTCAGGATTAGCCTTGCGCTTTGCTTCTGATGTCGCATTGGCTATGACCTGGGCTTGTCTTTCACGGGGGGCGTTCTCTAAAGCAATGGCGAGCTTTGCATTCAAAGACTCGACTTCCTTAGAGTAGACTCTCTTTGCAGAAGGGGAGGAAACTAGACTTGGTGTGTTGGCTGCTTCTCTACGGGCTTCATTAGCAAGGGCCTTTAGTTTGTTACTGTGATCTGCATACACCTTCTCTACTGGGGTACCAGAAGAAAGCGTGTGGGCATCGTCAGTAACAGCGAGCTTCTTGCTCTTAGTGGTCTTAGCAACAAGCCTGCCCTTCTTGTCCACGTAGGTGTTACCAGTAGGAAGATAGATCTTCTTTCCAGTTTCAGGATCCGTGCGGACAAGCATCTTTCTTTCAGGAACATCAGCCCTAGACTTAGCCCTAGAGATTAGCGTAGATGCGCCCGATCCATCGGCAGACTTCTGATAGCGTTCCTTTAGATTCTTGATGTTGTTCTCTTCATAAGAACGCTTGTAATCAAGCTTATGCTTGTATGCATCAATCACTACCATGGAATGCCTGATAGCACGAGCAATCTCTTCATGAGAAGCACCCTTAATCTGCATGTCTGTGATCAGATTAGTGATGTTACCCATTTCAGGCTGAATGCGCTGCTTAGACATGGTCTGCATACCAGGATAGTACTTGTACTGCTGCTTAGGATCAAAGTTCTTAAGACCCTCTAGTGGAGGAGAAGTCTTAACAGAACCCTTGTTATTGGGAATTACTAGAACTGAATCGCCGTCAAAGTCTGCGCCAGAGAGACGCTCTGCTGTGCTAGGATGAATTCCAATAGCATCCTTTGAGTCAGTTGGAATCATCTTTCTAGCTTCGCGATTCCTATTATTGACAACAAGTTCTGGAATCTCAAAGGTTCCACCATGAGGGTGGCGAATCAGAACAACCTTTTCTCCATCATTGTAGCCTGGAGCATAAACCTCGTTAGGCTTAAGGCTGCTGATTGGAAGAATCACTTTAGACGTAGTCCTAGGAAGACCGGCTGCCTTAAGGTGGACTGCAGAAGAATCTGCGCCCTCAGCAAAGGTTTCTAGAAGCTTCTTACGAACTGTCGGATTTGTAAGAGACATGATAGTCTCAAACTCATTACGCTTAGACTCATACGTAAGATCAAGCTGCTGCTTAGCTAGAGTGTGAGGCTGCTTAGACAGCATCTGTGAAGAGAGCTGAGAGGCCCAGTTATTCCAATCACCCTCTTCATTGACGATGTTCATAACGCCATGCTGCCTATCAATGGTAGAACCAAACGGGTTGTCTGGATCATCCTCACTGAATGGCTTCATAGCATCAAGCTTGCTTTTAGCATCCTTCTTTGACTTAGTCGAGTTGTAGATGATGTCTACACCAGGAGGCATGTCATCCTTGTAAACCGCCATGCCCTTCATGTAGTGACTAGCATCTACAGCAATGCGAACCTGAGCATATCGACTAGAACCAAGAGAAATGTCGTCTACACCACGACGAACATAGATGACACCATCAGCGTTGCCACCACCATCTTCAGCCCAGTTAACCTTGACTCGCTTAGAACTGATCGAGGTCGGATACTGAATCTTTCTGGTGAATGTGACACCACCATCATCAGATCCATCACGAACAATCTTGATCTTGTCTCGGTTAGCCATAACCTTGTTGTATGAGACGCCAGGAGCAGTAAGAACGGGAATGGTAGTCTCGAAACCTGTACCGAGCTGAGGGACACGAACGTAGTGAACGACATAACCCTCATGCTTGAGCATTGCTACAGCAGTCTTGAACTTGTTTCGAGTAATCCCCATGTAACGCTCATTGCCAGCACCAACGTCAATGTACTCCTTTTCACGAACAAGATCCTTGAGGAAGTTCGCAATGTTGTGGAGGACATCAAGCTTGTCCTTGGCTCCTGGAGCAAGCAGATTACGAATCGTGGATTCAGGGAGATTCATCTCACGGCCGATAGCCATGTTAGAAAGTCCCTTTTCCTTGAGCTTCATAGCTCTAGCAATTCGATATTGCTTCTCACGGTTAAGCTCGATAGATCGCATAGCACGGAATTCTGAAGTGTTCTTCAGACCCATGCCTTCTGCAATCTCTCTTTCAGTAAGCCCTTCCTTCTTCAGACGAGCAGCCATGTCAAGGAAAGACTCATTTCGACTATTCCCATCACCACCAGAACCCCACGGATAGCGACCAGAATGCCGTGGCGTACCATAGTGGGAGAGAGCGTTTTGTTCGTCGATGATCATGACAACGCCTCAATCCTTAGCTCTTGGATACGCCGGTCAAAGACGACGATCTTATCCATGATGTGAGCAATTTCTTCTGGATCACCGATTGTGACATCAACTTCATCGTTCTGGTAGATCCTGAATTCCATGGCAATATCAAAAGGCTTGAAGTGATACTCAAGACAGAACATAGCAGCATAAACCTTGAGCTGCGTTGGCTGTCTAGGAATCACGCCAGTCTTAAGATCATGAATTCTAAGGAAGTTTCCTCTAAACGAAATACTGTCTGCAGTACCAAAACAGTTGTCCGAGTAGTAAAGAACCTGCTCAGAAGTCATACGGAAGCCAATAGCGTCGTTCACATACATGTTAAGAGACTTGTTACTACGTGGAAGCTTCTGACCGAGACGGATCAGATCATGTGCCAGAGCATGAAGTTCCGTTCCACGCTGTGCAGCGATGGATGAAAGGAACACTCGTTCAAGCTTCTCGTCATCGTAGTTAACCCAGTGGTACTTGCTAGCGCCGAGAAACGCGTGCTGACCTACGAGATTTGAATGCGTGTTGAAGAGCATCCAGTACCTCTCTCTCATTCTCTGGATAAATGAACGCAGCGAAAGACATCTCATCTAGCTTTTCAATGTAATACGCTTGGTTAGGCTGTTCAGGGGAATCCCAAGAAGCCTTAACCTCTAGCATCGCCCACTTATCACGATAGAAAATTGAAAGATCTGGAATACCCTGCAGGTACGCAGAGTCATTCTTCAAGACCAGACAACCGGGGAACATCTCGTTAAGAGTCTTGATCAGCGCACGCTGGTACTCTCTTTCAAGACGAGATTCTTGCATTCTACACCTCCAAAATTAAAAAGAGGGTAAAATGGCAAGGCATAACTTCACCCCTTCTATCATAAGCTGCGATAATCTTACTAGTTGCTACTTATAACCGTGAACCAGGGCAAAATGCTGCCCGGTAGGGTAGACGCCTCCGCCATTTACCACCGAAAGAAGAACATACCTGTCCAGAAGACCGTTGACGATGCAAGCGTCCCACGAATCCTCATACTCCTCTCCAGTAGCCACATCTCGAATAGGAACAGGAATAGCTGGGCCAGACCTGTACTCGAACTGACGCTGATACTGCTTTGCAAACCACCAAGGACGCCACATAAGATTGGTGGCCTCACAATTGCTACGATCACCATCAAGATGAATCACATGCCGACAGTTCTCCATACGTGGCACAAACGCCTGAGCAACGAGTTGTGCTAGACTAAATGTATTCTGCCGGCGAGTACTAGCGTGAACCAGACCAATCTTGATTGTACCATTACCAGTCTTTGACGGACGCATAATACGCCCAGTAGACAGATTTTGTACACGACCAAGGTCGCTTACAGCATAATCGGGGTAGCCGAGGAACTCTAGACTCTCCCACCTCTCCATTTCTCCTCCAAGTTTAGGTATCAACTATTTGTAGGAAATCATGTAAAATACCGGGTTTCAAAAACTTTCTATATTTACATAGTTAATACCTATTACTACTTTAAGTATTAACTTTGCGCGTACAAGAAAGTCTTTATATAGGGTTTTTTACAAGAAAACCTACAAATCAAGCCTAAAATCACCAGATTCGGCGGTTTTCAGTGAAGTTTCGCTTAGCTTTGAGGGCTGAAAGGATCATTTTGTCAATGATGCTATTGCTAGTAAATACGTAATAGTGTAGGATCGTATACGGTGTATTCAGTCTATCGATGCGTCCTTGCGCCTGTTCGAAGTGTTTGTATGAGTAAGTCAACGCATAGAACACCATAGCATCAGTATCAATACAGTTCCATCCCTCACTACCCGCAGCATACTGTACGAAATACAACCATTTGTTAGCATTCGGAACAGGCTCGTGCTTATGACCATTCCATTCTGCAATGGTGATTTCGTCAGCCAGCGTCCTTAGAATCTCCAACTCATAGTTGAAGTTGTAGAATACGATGATTCTGTCATGTTCCTGCATCAGTTCACGGAGTTTGTTCAGACGTGCCGGGTCCTCGTTGACAACTCTCCGCGCTACTCGATACAGTTCAGCCACATCTTTCAGTGGCCGATTCTCGAATACGTTCCAACGCTTCTTCCAGACCCGGTCGAAAGTCTCACAGTCGAACTCGACGTCGACATAGTCCACCTCCCTAGTGGTATGCCGGTCCATCTCCATCGTTACAAGAACAGAATCGCGATGCTCAACAAGACGACGAACGCCGAGTATGCGATCCACTTTCGGAAATTTCGAGTACGAACTGTAGACGACGTGCTCTCGGATGAACGCGGTCCGGTTCTTATAGAAGCCATTTGCCACGAAAACGGGAATGTAATCCAGCCACGTGTCCCCAGGTGTAGCAGAAAGTAGAATCCACGCGTTCTGCTTCGCGATCTTGAGGAAGGACTTAACCCAAGCCCCACTGCCCACCAGCCGTTGCTCGTCGAGAATGAAGAAAGCATCTTTGACTCCTACGTACTTGTGTAGGTTGTTCCAGGAATCGACAACTAGCAAGCCGGCAACAGTAGCCCCGACCTTCTTACCAATGGCGAATCGCGCCGCTTCTTTCTCCCAGTCGAGGCTGTCCCTCTTCTTTGCAGTTGTGATGACGTAGATGTCCTTAGGAGCCTCATTGTCCATGTAGTAGGCCAGGGCAGTGATCGTCTTACCCGTACCTACACCTCCAAATAGGATGCAGCCATTGTGCATCCGGTCGAGAGCATCTTCTTGGTGTGGCAGCAAAAGCATGATTCACCTCCTTTTTAGGTATTAACTGGCAAAAACAAAACAATAGACAAGCCTATAGACCTTGTTGGGGCCTATAGGTGGGGATCTCACTCAGAGAATGGTGAAGAGGTCACTGAGCAGATCGTAGCAGAAACTGAGGACGACCAGGGCCAGCACGGTGAATGCGATGGCGGTGAGTGCGTACACAGCGGCGAGGATCTGGAAGTTGCTGAACTTCATGATGGTCTCCTTGTGTGAGGGTTCTCACTATAAGCTGTGTTTACGCTGCGAAACCTAAAGCCCTTGTAGGGGCCTTAGGCTGTGAGTTACCAGGTCTTCGGGTGATACTCGACCCAGAAGATCTTCTTCAGCGGCAAGCTGAGGATGATGTCGTTGTGGGGGTCGATGAACTCGAAGTTGTCGGTGAGGCGAACGATCATTCGATTGTCGATCTTCTCGATCGCAATGATCTGATACTTCTCCTTACCGATGAACATGAAGTCGTCGATCCTCAACGATTCAGCCGGCGATTGCACGGTGCGAAGCATTGGGGTCTCCTATAGTGAAGGGGGTGGTTCTCACTATAAGCTGTGATTTCCATGCGACAGACCTAAAGCCCTTGTTAGGGGCTTTAAGCCTGAGTGGGTCACTCACCCGAGTAGTACTCGTTGGCGAGCTCGGGGGCGTTCTTCTCCATGTAGCTGGCGACGTCCAGCAGCTGAGTGCGCTGTGCCCACGCCACGCTGCCGAGGATGGCGATGGTGGTGTAGACGATGGGGCGCTCGTTGCGGACGAACCAGGCACGGGTCTTGGCGGCCATGAGCTTGGCGTTCATAGTGTCTCCTTGAGGGTGTGGGGGTTCTCATTATACCCTCTGTTTTTATTGCGAACGCAAAACCTAAAACCCCTGCTTTTTAGGCAGAGGTCTAGGTTTTTTGAAGCTCTACTGCTTCGAGGGGAGCGTGCCGAGGGCGGGCACGACCCGGTTGATCGTGGTGATGATCAGCGCCTTCGCGATGATGAAGGCGGCGATACCACCGACGACTGCCAGGGCGACGGACTCGTCCTTGTTCATGGGTTCTCCTTGATGGTAGTAGGGATTCTCATTACAAGGCGTGTTTTCTATGCGACCCTACCGGATTGCCTTAGCTGTGCGACGCCACGAGATGTCCGAGACGACGCGGCCCCCAACCAGACCAACCTGCTGCACCAACGACAGCACGCTCATGCAGAGGAAGGTGGTAACGATGATCTTCTGGATGTTCAGAGTCGTCTCGTCATCGACCTTGACCTTGACGTCAACAGTGTGTTCCATGTTACTTCTCCTTCTCCAGGTCGGACTTGATTTGGGTTTCTAGCTGCTTGAATAGATCTAGGATGTTGTCTTTGGCAGGAGTATCACTGCAAGTTGTGTGGTACAAGAACGTCATCCCACCAAAGTCCTCGAACGCATTGTAGCTGAAGATTTCGTGATTTGGAACATCTTGTAGCGACTCCCCGCAGACAGGGCACACGTTTACTGTATACCACATAGTTCCTTCGTCAGCCAAAGGAATAGGTTCTGCGGAATACTTAAACTTAGCCATAGGGTTCTCCTTGAATAGGTGATGGGCGCAGTTTTCTCTTGTCGTTTAAATCCAAGCAAGCCACACATGCGCCAGTGATCTGGCCCTACTACTTGTAGGTGGACCCCATCACAGTCAGTTCTTGTTCATCATCTCGCGGATGATCTTCTGCCTCTCGCCGAGGGTCTCGATCTTCCCGTCCAGCTGGTCGAGCCTGTGGGTGAGCGATGCCATCGCCTGCTCGTAGTCGTTGATCGTCTCGAAGTGGTTGTCGATGAAGCGCAGGAGCGCCTCGTTGACGATGATGTTCCCCTGGATGATGCTGTCGATCATCGCCAGCTCCCTGGGGTCGGTGGTCTCGAGAGTCCTGAGCTGCTCCAGGCCGGCCTTGAACGTGGCAAGCATGGTGTAGAAGCTCGTACGCACCTTGAGCTCGATCGGGTCCATATTGTCTTCAGCTTTCTAATAGTGGGGTGGGTGGTGGGCGCAACTCCGCGGGGGGTCGGAGAATGCTGTCGTTTAATACCGAGCGCAGGTGTGGGGTTAGCGCAGGTACCCAATAGGCCTTGCTAGTGACTACGCTTTGCGAATCGGTTGTTGATCATGAGAGCAACCTCATCAGCAAAGAAGTAGTCAAGTTCATTTGGAGTTGGGTCTTTCACACCGCTGATATACGTAGCGATGACGGTTGCAAGCTGCTCGCGAACGTTGAGCTCCTTGTCTCTTTCGGCCCAGAGTTCGTCCATGTTACTTACCCCATCCGGGTTCGATTAGCACTACGTGGTCTTCAACGATGCATGTGTTTGTTCCGATGTACTCGCCACCGCGAGCCTTACAGAACCCATCGTTGTAGCTGTACTCGATGGCATTCATAACACCAAGTACACCGAACAGAACGATGATAACTACACCAAGGATCGTGAAGCCGTAGATCTGGTTCGCTTCGAGCTTCATAATGCTCACCTCTTCATATTGTGAGACCTGCGGATTCGTCGCTTCAGCCGCTGGTAAGCGAGCTCTTCAGCTTCTGTGCGTCCTCGGGAGACAGTGCCGGGTTCAGAGGAGGGACAAGCTCGAACCCCTTCGCGAAAGCCGCACCACTGTAGATCTTGAAGCCCTGATCACTCTTGAGGACCCAATCCCCGACGAATGCTCGCCGCTGACGCGCGTTCAGCGGGTGCACCACGGAGATCTCGATGTACTTGCGACTGGCAATCAGAGAACCGTCGACGCCCTGGCGGGTGGAGGTGATGTTGCCCTCGCACCACTTGGCGACGTCGTAGAAATTCTCCTCGGTGACCTGGACAGCGTCGACCTCGAGGGGCTTGCGGCGGTACTTCTGGGTATCCATTATTGGTTCTCCTTGTCAGTCAGTAGGGTCGTCGTTCGGGTGAGCATACTTTCGCTCAAGCTCATCCTCATGGATCGTGACGTAGATCGACTTCAGGTAGGCCTTGCGTCCGGACGCGCCGTCATCACGCGACCAGTCAAATGCACGGATGATGAGGTCGACATTCTCGATGTCTGCAGTGTCGATGACAGCCACCGAATCCTCGTCGAGGAAGGTTCGGTTGTCGCCAGTGACCAGAACGACACGAGGCGCTCGCACATCGAAGCGGAGAGCAACTGGCAGATGCGGCTGATCCTGATCGCCCTCCTCACGGGCCTTCAGCCACTTGACATTCCAGCCATCCTCGATCAGGCGCTGGGCGAGCTTGTCATCAAGGACGACCGAGAAGTTTCGGTCACCCGCCTTGTTAAACTGCTTCTGCACGCCAGCGAAGTTCCTGAAGATGATTCGAGCATTCTCAATGAGAACAGTGATCTCTTCCTTCTGCCTTGCCATATCAGCTCTCCTCCTCAATCTGCAGCATTCCGTTGTGGAACGTGACCTTGCCCAGATCACTCACAGGAATCACGTTCTTACGAGCGACCACAGTCTTCGTGGGGCACTTACTACCATCCGACCGGTGGTAAGTGTTCCCGTTGAGAACCATGACTCGACGCTTGTGATCCGAACAAATAAGGTGGCTCATTGTCCACGCTCCAATCTAGACTCTATTGACGTACAGAATGTTTGCCTGGATGGGGTTGATGCCGAACACTTCTTCGATGTACTGCTCGGCTGCTTCAAGAGTATCGAACGGACCGAATAGAGTAGGCTCTTCGGCACCATCGATTCCAAGCCAGATGACTTCGAGGACGTAGCAGATTCGTTCCTCAGACTTCGGCATTGACGATCTCCTTATCGCGAATCTTGCGACAGATCTCGCTACAGACGCCACTACCCTTCATAATGGCGACCCTGATCTCGTTACCACAGATCTCACACCTCACTTGGAGGAACCTCCCTCCGAACCCCGTTGGAGTTGTCGAGCTTGTAGGTCCTGAGGAAATCGGCGTTCGCCAGAGAGGTGCAGTAGGAGTACTGGAAGAGGTAGAAGTCCAGCCCATCGACAGAGATGTAGATCTTGGTGTATGGGTACTCGCCATCGAACCCGATCACGTGGATGTCGTCCATCGTTACGGGGATCGTGTGGTTCTTCTGGATGTGGTTGAGCACGGTGACTCTTGCGAGCTCCTGGATAGTGGTGTCGACCATTACTTCTCCATGTGGTGATAGGGGGTGGTGTTGACGAAGTCGTCGTAACTGCCGAACTTCTCGATGGTGGCAATCGCATCGTCAGCGAGCTTGTTGAAGTACGTCATGTCGATTTCAGGCTTGTTCGTCATGTTGCTGTAGATCTCAGCCTCAAGCCAGTAGTGACCCTTTGTACCAGTCACTGCGTAATGCTTGTCGTCCTTGACTCTGTAGAGAATGCCTCCGTCCGTAAGCACCGGAACAAACCGCCCAGTCCTACCAACGAACACCATTCCTTCGGTGAGAACTACGGGTCGGTCATACTCGAAGTCGAGGTACATAGCACCCTGGACAACACTGCGGGTTTCGCAGAGGTCGTCGAACTCGATCGGTTCTCCACTGAACAACATCTTGTAAACGTATGGGTGGGAGAACTGGGCGCCGACAGTAGACCACTTATAGGTATTGCTGTCAGGCTGGTATTCAGCAGCGACGTAGACAGCGTCGTTCACCAAAGCGAGCTTGTCGTATGTAGCCTCATGCTCAAATGTATAACCGTACTTGTCACCGAAGTTTGTGATGAAATCGATGATCGGAGGATCTGCATTCGGGATCTTAATGGAGTCGGTCTTAATGTGGACGACCTGGTAGCCCTTCTCTTGCACAGCATGCTTCAGTTCGATCATGAACAGAGCACCACGCTTAGCAACAATGTTGTCGATGTTGCGCGGATCTCTGAACGGGTTGGAGAACTTAGCGCTGGTGAGACCATAGACGATGTTGATTACGATCTTCAGCGCGTATGAAAGCGCTTCGGCCTGCTCCGGATTATCAAGATAAGGTCGGAGTCGTCCTCCCAGCATGGACCCGGCAGCGTCGTAATCTCGATGCTTGATGGCAAGACGAGCAGCTTTGAGCGCTGAGAAGTTCTCAGTGTACTCTCCAAAAAGGTTGAGTCGCTCAATCGTCGTAGGGTGCATGGATGCAACATCAAGGAGAGCCACATTCTCGTAAATGCCTGGTTCAGCATATACGTAGCCGCCTTCACCCGTGACTTCACCGCGGTATGTAGACGTTCCATGATCGAACTCATAGCCAGGGAACTCCTCACTGAGATCGGTATAGACAAAGCTCGCCTGAGGATTCTTGTCGCCCTCAAAGACAATGCGAGCAGTGTGGGCCTGCGTAGTAGAGTTAACCGGAAGACCGGACAGTTCGCTAAGGATCTGCCTAGCGACGAAGTCCTGCTTCCGCGCCTTGAACGTAGCTTCGGTCAGAAGCACATCATTGCAGCAGTACTCGACAACCTTCTCGACCATCTCTTCGGGAACGTCCTGGTCCCAAGGAAGATCGAGCTCCATGTGGTGCATACCCAACTCAACACCGAACAACTTGAGACTCTGCTTCTTTGACGAGAAGTCGTAGATGTCGGCGTACGAGATGTTGTAGGCCTCACCAAACATGGCATTCCGGTTGTTGTTGATGATCTTCTGACTAAGTTCGAACAGCTGACGGTTGTCGTAGCCTAGGAACCTAGCCCATAGAATGTGGTTGTCGTACCTACGATTGTTGAAGCCGACGAGCCTCAACTTCATAATGTCTTCGATCTCATCTGCGGTTGGATTGATCATCTTGACGATGGACGGGGAATCCTCGTACTTCCAACAGACGACGAACAGATTCGGATAGACCTCGACATCAAACAAAGTGACATGTGGATTGCCATCGTCAACTACAAGCTCTTCACCAGTATCCTCAGACTTGAACTTCATCTGTTGCACCATCTTGATGCAGGCGAGAGACTGATTGCTGCTTCGGTTGGCAAACGCGAGAATGGACGAACGCATATCACTGACGTCATAGATCAGATCCGAGTCATAAGCATCATCGAGAATCTTCTTGATGAAACTCACCGAAGACGCCGTGCTCGGGTGGACCTCCTTGCGCAGATTACGCTTGATCTGCTCACGAAGGCTCCGCTCACTCTTGATCACTGAGTCTGGGAGCATCTTCTTCTTCTCCTTCAGTGGGAGGCCGCTATTGATGGTGGCTACAGGGATGTTGTTGCACTTCGTCAACCTTCGCCGAAGTGAGGAATTCCCCGTATACACCTTAACCTCGATACCGTCGGAGTAGATATTATTGAGCTCCGTAACGTCTCCATCATAGATGTAATGGAGATGCACTCCAGCGCCGCTCTTACTGAGTTCTGCATAGGTAGGAGGCCATGCGCTGGCTGCTTCGAGATTTCGCTCAAGATCCTTTCCGCCACGTGGACCGCGAAGATCGAAGTCGATGACGATATGGTTCAAAGGAACTTGGACGAAGTGAGTCTCTCGGGTATCGATATCTGAAAGAAGAGTCTTTACTTTCTCCCACTTGAACTTAGGCGTACCCTCTTCATTAGCATACTGCGCCGGAAGGTTAGCGTAGTGGCTATCGAAGATGGACGTCGTTTCGTCAAGAACGAGAGAGAACATTCCCTCTTCTTCAGTAGGTGCTTTGAACAATCCTGCCGCTTTGAACCCCTCGTAGTAGTTACTCTTCACCACGCCATCGACCATCTTTCGCTCGTGATGGGAGTTGAAGTAACCACGAAGTTCTTCACGCACTTGGTGCTGCGGAAGGATCTTCGCGATGTTGCTCTCGGTGCAGTACTCCTTATACAGGGCGTATGCCTGCTTCAGAGTCGTACCGTCCTGCGCCTTGAACAGATCGAAATTGGCCTCTACGAAGTTGAAGAACACGTTCGTCTTGAACAACATACGAGTTGGTACGTAATCTTCGTAGAAATTCTTCCCCATGGACCAATAGACCTCTCGGCAGTGCCATGCAATAGCACCGAGTTCGAAGTCAATTCGGCTGATTAGGGTATTGTAGTGATTGGGCTTAAATCGAACACCCGTCGGCTCAACATCAATGAGACGCCGAATAAGACCAGAGTTGCGGTCTGAGATCTTGACCTCCGAGTTCGTACCCATGAACAGGAAGGCGTTGATCTTAGCCGTGTACCCAGCCTTATACTTCTCGTTCATACGCATCTCTTCATGCGCAATGATCGAATTCAGCTTAGTGTTGTCGGTGAGTCTAGACAGATCACCGTCATGCTGGATAGCGACAAGGGGATTACCACTGAATGCTTCAGTAGCAAAGTCCTTGTTCACGTTAGCCAGCGCACTAGCCTCGAACGTCGTCCAATAACCCTGAAAGAGCTTTTGGATGATGTTGAGAATTGTTGACTTGCCGGTACCAGCGGAACCATAAAGCACTAGGAACTTCTGAATAGTCTTGGCGTCTCCAGCAACTAGCGCGCCAATGGCCCATTCGATCTTTGCACGTTCCTCAACAGAGTAGAGAACGCCAATGAGCTCATCCCAAGCACTATAATCGCCAGCCTCGAGAGCATAGGGGAGCCTCTTGCTGGCGTAGTCGGTTCGCTTCACCTCTGAATTAGCCCACGTAAACGTCTGATCCAGAGGCTTATTGTTGTCGCTGATGCTTGCACACAACTCTTTGAACTGCTTCCAGCTCCGAGTTGAGAACGACTGCATATCTTTTACTACTACCGGAACGCCGAGTGTATTAGCAAATGCATGCAACTCGGCATCAACGAGGGTCGCAACGTGGTATTCATCGGTAGACCAGAGACCCGCCTCTTCATCCCATACTGCATAGAAAGAGCGGCCACGAACCATAAGATCCTTGGTTCTGACTACCTTGAACTCGGGGTAGATTTCGACTAGTCCGCCTCGAGTTTCCTTTGTTGCAATCTTGAAGAAATCCACCTTGCCCCCTTCCCTATTCGTTTTCTAGAATATATGCAGCCAGCTGATACCAGAGTTCCACCTTTGTCTGGTCTTTATCTGGCCGCTGCAGAGGGAAGAGACCACCAAACCCGTTTGGATCGTATTGCCTCCAGATAACCCGGTCAATGACTTCCGCCACTGCTTCAGGGTTATACTCGTAGGCGTCTGAGCATTCATGCAGTTCTATGTTTCCTAGCATGAGCCAGAAACAGGTATCTACGTTGCCGTCCGTTTCGAACGCTATACGCCGTGCAAGGGCGATAAGCATCTCCAAGAACGAGCACTCGAGATTCAACCATCGAGAGTCGACGTCTTCAATCGCATTCAGCAGGATGAACTCGTGACGAAGGTCCTTACCATCTTGAAGCCGGGCGTCATCATTAGGCACCAGCCAGATACATTCGGTCGAGTACATCTGCCGAAACAGGTTGAAGTACAACCTACGACGGTTTCTAGCGTTTGGGTTTGCTACCTGTCCATAGAGCCACACGAAATATTCTTCATCCAGTGGCTCAAACATCCTCAGTCGTCAGTCTCTCGGAACCGCCGAAGAGAAGGCTTGTCCTCGTGCTTGAATCCAAGAACCTCTTCGGAGTACTTCCCGTCGGCAAGAGTAACCTCGAAATCGATTTCGAGATTCTCATTCCGAATAAATACGACGCGAGGATCCTTAGAGCCGTGTCCGAATCGCTCGAGATTATCCTCTCCAACGATAAGGTCGACATCAGGAATGTGCTTGTTAGCCTCATCGACAAGAACTTCGTCGCCCTGGTAGTAGGTCAGGGCCTGAGACGTGTTAGCACTCTCGTAGAACTCATCGAACGAAATCACGTACGGACGATCCGGAGAACGCTCCTCAGCGTCAATGTCCAGATCGAGGTACTTGCTGTCCGTGAAAACGTTCTTGCTAATCTCTACCACCCCATCAGGCTCAGAAGGCTCCACAATATAGCCCTCTTCCCTTGCGATCTTTGCGGAATGATACTTAGCAATGCTCTTCTCGGGGTCCTCGTCAGCCTCGATCAGAGCCTCGACGGCGTCTTCAGGACTCTCATACTCCTTGTGCGAGACCAGATGGGTGCCGTAGTACTTCTTTGTGGCAGCAATCTCGGCAGAGAGACGCTCGTCGTACTGAGCGTTAAGCTGCCTAATGGCTACGTAATAACCCGCAACGAACGCTGCATCCAGACCGATAAAGATCATCGCTCGGTCCAGAAGCTTCTTGTTGGTGGCAAGTGACTTCAGCGCAGAGACGTTGATGATGTTCATCGGCCGATCCCATACTGTCCACGGAACTTGTTGTACTGGTCAATCTTGTGGTTGATCACGCCATCGACGTTGAAGTCGAGGAGGACAGAAGACTCGAACCCGGTGACAAAGGCTCGAGCAGCGTCCGTACGACCCTCGAAAATCCCGAAGTCAATGTAAGCATCTCCACCAATCCCATCGAAGACCCAGCCGACGACAGAACCGGCAGTGGTCTCAGGGAATCCGAGAGAATTGTACACCTCATTCAGAAGAACATAACCGCGTGCAGCAAGACGGTCATTGAAGTAGTTCTGCTGAGTCCTCAGGAAAATCTTGTTGTGCAGAGGGTCTGGCTTCCAGTTTGCGTTTGTCTCATCGAACCAGACACAGTACATCGAGTACTGCGAAGCCCCCTTCTTGCCCTTCGGACCTTCAACGCTGGTCTGTCGCTTGAGCTCGTTTTCCTGAGACCGATAGTGCAGGTTACGCTCAGCATCCTCACCGATCTCCTCTCGGACACGACGGCGGTACGCGTTGTAGGAGCGCTCGAGACCAGCGTAAGCGGCCGTGAGAGCAGCATTGCGCTTGGTTAGCATGTTGTGGGAACCAGTAAGGCAGACAACACCCACAGCACCCACCACAACGGCGGGACCGTAGAGACGCGTCAAGTCGATCGCGAGGTCACCATATGCGATAACCTTCTCACGAACGATCGCCTGGTTGGTGATGTCCTCTCGCTTCTCGATCTCGCGCAGATCATCGAGAACATCCTGAGTCTCTGCCAGAGTGGACTCGAGCTTGAGGGTTGCACGGCAAGCAAGAACAGTACTTGCGCCCATCGCGGCAATGCCGACGACGAACATGAGGGTCGGGCTGTTGGTCTTGAGGGCGAGTACCTGCTTCGAGACCGTTCGAGTCAGCGAATTGAGAGCCATTTCTATCTCCTTCAGTCGGTCAGCTCTTCTGGACGGGGGAGCTTGAGCATATAGCCCCTGCGATCACGACGAACGCTGGAGCTACGGATATCAGACCAGCCCCACTTCTCGTCGGTGAAGTCGCTGGTAATATCGAGCAGGTCGTACAGATCTGAAACAGTTACCACGCCGTACTTGTCGATAAGATCATCCATTCGTTCAAGAACCTCATCGGCCTCAGCGCGGGTAGCAAGGATGATCTCGTCGAAGTTGTGCGAGGCTCGAGCCTGTCGGCTGAACTCGCGGCCAGAACTCTCTCGCCCACGGCCTCGTGACGACGGCTGCGAGAACTTCGAGTAGTTCGTATACCCAGGGCTGTAATCACGACTGCGATTACGGCGACCGGAAGAAATCCGGCCAGTACTGTCACCAAAGAGCATTCGCTCAACACCCTGACTGACTGCGTCAGAAAGCATATCCTTCGCTGCTGGGACCAGAACGTCAAAGGCTACGTAACTCCAGACGCTCTGCGCGTCCCCACCAATGAAAATATCGCCAATCCTGGACGACAGCGAACGCTTGCGGCGAATGACCTGACCAGTGACAACGCTTTCAATGACCTTAGGCTCGTCCTTACGGGCCTTGTCCCTGTTACTATTACTGGGATAGTCCATAGTAGTCCAATCAAAGAGAAACCTATAACCCGTGTTAGGGGTTATAGGCTGAGGGCCTCGTAGGGATTACTCCTTGGGCTGAGCGGGGTCGAACACGTCGAAGATCTGGTCGATCTTCTCGTTCATCTTCTCCTCGATCATGTCAGCGACCATGGCGCTCACCAGACCAGCACCGACCGTCAGCTTCAGCGCCTCCAGGCGCTTAGTGGGGTGGGTGTTGGTGAGGATGAGGGTACCAAGGGTGCTGCCGACCGTGAAGCCGACGACGAGCTTGCTGACCGTCTTCGTGCGGTTTCGGGCCTTCTCGTGCTTCATGGGGTGGTTCTCCTTTCGTTGAGGGTTCTCATTATACGCTGTGATTTTAGTGCGAGGGCGCCTGTTTCGCTGTCATCGGCGGTCGTTTAAGATCAGCGTCCGGTGAAGGGAGGAGAACCCACTAAGAGCCCCTCGCTGATCCCCTCTATTCATCACTCAGGAAGAGACGACTCTTCGATCTGCTTCTTGGCAGCAGCAAGAGCCTCCTGCGGGAGAACCCCGTTCATGAAGTCTGCGATGGTGTCAGGCTTCTCCAGGAAACCGTCGATCAGAGCAGAATATGCCTCCGAGACGATAAAGTCTTCATAAAGCGGCTGATTGTAGCGAACCTTGGCAAACTTCTGAGTCAGCTCATCGCGCTCACCGTAAGACCTCTTGATGAGGAACGTAAGGCCACGGAAGATGCCACGGTTATCGCCAGAGGCGAGTGAACGCTGGAAGTCGTTGATAAAACCGTCGCTGGTCTCAGACTCCATGGAAATGATCTCGGCCTTGGTGAGGTGGAAGAACAGATCTTCCTCACGAGGCGTACCATCATAGTCGACGTACTTAACAGTCTTCTTGAGCATGTGGGTTCCTTTACATAGACAAACCCATAGACCTTGGTTAGGGCCTATGGGCATGAGGGTCCTTCTCGTGGGGTCAGACGGTGTCGAGGTTGTCGTTGGTCTCGTCGACGGGGGCGCCGGTGAGGTCGGCCTCGTCCTCCTTGGAGGAGCGGCTCTTGACCCAGAGCACGGCGACCAGGGCGGCAGCGGAGGCTGCGCCGATGGCGACGTACTTCTTGATCTTCGAGGGCTTCTCCTGGGTGGGCTCGGTCGGGGTCTCGGGGGCGTCGGTGATGACGGTGACCTCGGGGGTCTCGGACATGGTGGTTCCTTTCAGAGAGTAGGGGTTCTCATTATACGCTCTGTTTTTCTTGCGAGTTTACACGAGCCGAGAATACCCTCTGATGGGCTGCAGGCGGTACATGATGACGACACAAGGCTTATCGTCCTCAGTAAGGGCTGTAGAGAACTCGACATCGAAGTTCACATCGAGATTCCAACCCATTTCATCCGAAATAGAGGTGTTTCGGAGACCGATCAGGTTGTAGAAGTCGCTCAAACTGGCGTAGTTGTCGTTCCTGATCTTGAAGTTGATGTCGTTGACGGCCTTTCGGATCGCCTCGACATTGCTGACGAAATATCGCCCACTGATAGAGTCCAGACAAAGCACGTCCGTACCAGTGATGATGATCTCTCGATCGCTCTTCTTGGTCGTTCGCACCTTATCTTGAGCGACCTCGTCGCGTACTGCAATAGCCTTCTTCTCACCGATCTTCTCGACCACTTTGTCCTTGTAATCGGCGAAAGCACGCTCGGACAAAGTGTAAGCAGCCGCAAGAGCTGCTGCACGTCGGTTGCCGATCCTATTCGCCGCAATGATGCAGGTGATCGTGACTGCGCCGGTGGTGACTGGAGGAATATAGACAGGCCAGACCAGAAGCACCTTCTCCTTGAGCGTGGGCTGGTAGTCCAAATCTCCGGTCTGAGTGTAGCGCTCCTCAGTAGCCTCGTAGAGAATATCATCGGCCTTGAGCGCTGCGCGGCCAGTAAGGACGGCCGTCGTGATCGTACCTACAACCCCAATCGCTGTACAGATCGCGGGGGAGTTGTCGACAGCGAGCTTCTCAACTCGCTTCAGGATCTCTGTCACGCTCACAATATAACCTCCTGGATGTGGTGAGCGGCAAAAAATAAGAAGGTGAGATTCTGCTGATGCGCAACTATCAGCTTGTAAATGCTCTTTCCTCTCATTATAGGATGTGTTTTTCTTGCGAGTTGGCAAACCCATAGACCTTGTGGGGTCTATGGGCTTGAGAGTCCTAGTAGCGGGACTTCCTGTCGCGACGCTCGACCTCCTTGGCCCAGGTACGGGCGTTGGAGCGCTCGGTGTTCGCCTGGATCACCTTCGCGACGACGCTGAGGGCGGTCGCTCCGATGAACACGGCGAGCAGCGGGTTCTCCTCGGCCTGCACCTTGAGGCGCTGGACGAATCGGTTGTTCTGCAACATGGGGTTCTCCTTACAGAGTAGGGGTTCTCATTATACGCTCTGTTTTTCTTGCGATCACAAATTTTATAAGCCGTGCAAAATCCAAAGCTTAGACGGCGTGTAAGTTTGGAATATCTCTTACACGCCGCCTAAGCTTCGGATGCCGACCAGTTGGAGGGGATGTTAGCGAAGCTTCAGCACGAAGCCGACGGCCTTCGAAGCGATGACGTGGGTCTGCTCGTATCCGATGATGATCAGGATTCCGGCGAGGTTCACTCCGGCGGTCACCCAGACGTCCTTGCTCACTCGATCGGGTCGTTCTGCGACCTTCATCTTGTGAAGCTTTTCGAGCTGGGTGAGCACCTGAGCGTAATCGTCGGAAGCCGGGTCATACGTACGGAGCTCGATCAGAGCCATGTCAATCGCGTCGTCGATTGCCGACTTGGGCTTGGGCTTTCGGATGGACATGGTTCTCCTTAGTGGTAGGGGTTCTCATTATAAGCTGTGCTTATAGTGCGAACGACCCTTTACTCAGGAGAATTAACCTTGAAGAGAACCTCGCTCTTAACGTCGATCTCGGAAGGATCGCTGTTGAGATTGAGCATGTAGGACTTACCGCCATTAGCAGAGGTGGTAATATCGATAAAACCATCGTACTTAGAATCTGACCCGTCATAGGACTTCTGGGCAAATCGCAGAGCCACACCCAGGAAAGTGTCAACTGCGACGATGGTTCCGACAACCTCTTCGGCCGCCGGGAGGTGCCAGATACTTGCGATCGCAAAGTACAGAGTACCAATAGCGGGCAGGAGGACAAGAGCCACATACTTCAGAAAGTCATAAACCTCGTTTGACATGAACGGAGGCTTCTGGTTCTCATCAGCCATTACATTACCTCACTTTACTGGAAGTACTACAAAAGGTGTAGACAGGAGGTCTACATAAACAGTCTTTACAGGGTTTGGCTTGTAGGAAATAACCTGCCTAAGCCTGAAACGACCTGCAGCGCCGTTTACTCCAATTACATAGTTTGGAAGAGTGAACGCGCTTACGGCCGGCTTTTGACAGTTGAGCCCTGTTCCCGCTCGGAAGAACTGAACCGAGAACATTTCGTACGATCCGATAGGCTTGTCATCCTTGTCCAGAACATCAACCCAGCGCTCCACAACGGTGTTCTGATTGTCATTACAGAACCAAGGGTTCTCAACAAAGACAACTCCACCCTGCTTTACGACCGGATTCTGAACAACACTTGTAGGGCTGCCAAAACGGACGTCATTGTACGGCCAAACAAGGGCCAGAATAACCATACACATAAGGATTGTGAGACCAAGGAGTACTCCTAGAGTCCCATATCTGGCTGCGTTCTTAAAATGCCCCGTATAATGTGGCTTCAGGAGCATTTATTAACCTCCAGACTTCGATGTAGTAATAACGTAGAAAATAGCACCGATGATGCTAGATCCAAGTGCACCAGCAACGATCCAGAAAGCACGCTCATAGAAAGCGAAACTTTCCTTACGGACGTATGACTTCTGCTGTTCCTTGATCTCGGCGATATCCTCTTCCATACCACGAACTACCTGCGAGATTTTGATATCGTTCTTGTCGACCAATGAGTGAAGCTGCTCAATGCGGATCTCAAGATCGTGTACCGGGTTAGAATCGCCGACCATATATGCCCCCTTACTGCTTCCACTCACCAGTATTTTGGTCAGCGTTTGCTACATGTTGTTTGTAATATACGGAGGCAATTTTCCAAACACCATTCACTTTGATGTAGACGTCGTCGGCGAGCTTCCAAATACCATTCACCTTGATGTAGGTGTTACTGAGATCCGTAGCAGCAAGCGTTCGTACAGTCTTCCAGGCGCCCATTGGACCCCAACCATACGCAACGTTCTTGAGCCCGACTCGGTAGTAATACAGAGTTCCAGGCTGAAGATTACGAATGATCGGGACATGCTCTGGGGGATCCCATCGACCTGCAGAACGCATCAAAGCGCCCGTAATACTCATCCTGGTGTTGTACTGCACCCGAATATCACACAATGGGCTGCCATTGGCTACCGCACCTGAGGTGACATTCTTAGGCTGGAAGGATGTCTGAGTGATATCGCCAGCATAGTAACGACTAGACGAGTAGTACGGATCGCCAGCCATAAGTCACCTACGCTGTGTATCGAATATAGACGTCCCCGTCGTTTCCGTTGGCATTGCTAGGTGCAGCAGTGCCAGACAGAATCGTTGGAACGCCAAGATTCGTTCGTGCTGCCGCAGCGGTTGTAGCACCAGTTCCACCCTTGGCTACAGGTCTAGTTTCAAGCATTACCGCCGCAACCTGGTCTCGAGTTCGGTTAATCTCTCGAGCACCGTACTTAACCTTTCCCTCGGCACCACTACTAGGGACCAGGGGAAGTCCTGCTGATGTTGCAATATCGCCAATAGCCATAGCTCCTCCTATAGATCGTCCCAGACCTCAAGGTCGTAATCATCCCAAACCTTACTCGAAGAAACTGCGCCCCAAACATCCGGAGTGAGTGTTTCCTGAATAGTGAATGTTGGGTAGCTATTTTCGCCAGTCTCATCCACTGCAAAGATCTGCTCAGACACTCTAAGAATATTAACAACACCGTTCTTGCCCCGTTCCTCTACAAGATCCCCAAGGTAGTAATCTGAGCGATACTTGTAGTTAACATCTGTTGGGACAGAGCCGTCAAAACCAAGCAAGATGTTGTGCTTTGCAAGCTCTTCCAGACCTCTCTGCTCGAGAGCAGCGTCAAGATCTGGGGCTGCTAGATCGATATCACTGGCATCTACAAGAAGCACTCGTCGCTCAAATCCTTCTGCATGTGCCGCATAAGAACTCTCATACGCAATATACGTTCCTGCTGGGGAATATACATACGCAACGTTCTTATACTCTTCTGCAGACTTGATCGAGGAACTCTGCCCAAGCTGGATGAAATCGTCGCCAAATATGATTGGATCACGATCCGTTTGGGCTGTAGTGCAGTCTCGACCCGGCCAAACTCCGAATGCAATACCGCCAACCTCGTTGGTTCTGAAGATACCAAACCCGAGTTGGTAAACGTCTGCAATATTCTTGAGCGTATCGAACAGACTACCAACCTCTACGCGAATATCAACCGGATCCGATGGTTCTGGCATCATACCATCCCAAACAACAGGTCCTCCTGTATTAATCCCAGGAATGTTGTCTTCGGGATTGATAAGGTTGTTCTCACAGATTGCTGAGAAAAGGTTCCTCATGACATCCGCCGGAGGATTTGTCGGCAGTACGAACGGATCAATAGGATCTCCACCTGTAATGGATGGCGGAAGATAATAAGTCATCTCAAAAACCACATTAGGACGATCCTTCATGATGGCTTCGATAGACTCTCCGAGAACCTTAACTAGAGATCCACCTTGTTCGTCGTCAAAAGTCTCGATCCGCTTAACGCGCATGATTCTATCTGACTCATCCAGGAATAGGAAAGTTCCTACCTGGAGTTCCTCCGGGGCATTTTCCGGGGAAATAACTAGTTCCAGATCTCCAATATCATTGAACCGCTCAGTCCAGATCATCGACTTATAGGTTGTGATGACCTGGGACCGAGCGAGTCCATCGTCAAGGATGTAGAGTTCCATCACAGACCGCCATACTTGATCTCATAATCTAGCGACCACGGGATTCCAGATGCTGCGTTCGATTCGACTCGGAAATGATTAATCCCAGCAAGAAGCTGAGGCCAAGTCGACGTCCAGTCCATGGAGCCCAAGATGTTGTATTCCGTAGCGGCTCGATAGAGCTTAATGCTCTTGTCATTTGGATAGTCTCTAATCGTTACGACATCATCTGCGACAAGAGCATGAATAACAGTGAGTCGAGCCTCATTTGTATCGGGTCCTGTCATGGAGAGAGTGAACCAGTCGGCGGCAACATCAACATTCATAGTGAAGTTGAAACCGACTGGAACATCGCCATAGTTATCCAAAATATAATCAGCCTCACCATACCCGGGATTCCCCAGATAGTTGAGGTCGATTGTAGCGCCTGTTACAGTGTTGGTGTAGGCTTCAATGAAGTCGGGATCGAAGCAAAGAACTGAGATAGATACTTCCGGCTCATCAGTAAAGAAGTTCGACTCAAAACTCTCTACGATGCCTTCTGTGTAAGAATGTTCATACCCATTCTTCCAGAATGTAAGCTTAACCTTCTGCTTAGGAAGAAAGTACCGGTAAAGCTCCAAGCGACGATCTTCGACCGAAGTACTCCCTGCGTATGGAGGAATCTCAATAGTAAACACGATGTTTCGAGAACCCCGGCGACTAGACTGGAACTTAACACCGTCAAACTTTGCATATGGGTATGTGGCAAGTTCGGCCTTAACTGGATCCAGACCAGTAATCTCAGACACAATGAAACTACTCTGGTTATTCTGATTCGAAAGATTCAGGGTAAGGATCTCGCCTTTAAAATTCTCAACATAAATAGCCGTGATCATTTAACCTCCCCTCCGAATCTGAGACAACTGGTTCTTAGTCTGACGATAGATCTCAGTATCAGACAGAGCCTTCGGAGAGTTGTTATACTGGTTAAAGTTCACAACTCGAGCCGCTTCCTGCTCACTGATCTTTTCGTCAAGCTTAGCCATGAGGGCGTCCTGAGCATCGGTAGCAATAACCTTAGCATTATTCGCGGCGACGTCTACCGAAACGTTCTTACCAGACAGAACCTTATCAATGCCCATGGCGTTCTTACGGAACTCATCAAGGTCCAGAACGGGCGCAATGACAGGATTCACATCAAGGTCTCCGGAAATTACGCTGCCCATATTAGACAGCGAACTCCGCATACCATCGATAGCTTCGTCTCCCACATTTTTTGCTGCCATTTTGACGACATTGGAGGAATCTCCAATACCCTTAGCAAACCCCTCATTGACGTTCCGTCCAATCTTGGCAAAGACCTTGGACGGCGACTTGATGCCCAGTTCCTTCTTAACGGCATCGGCAATTGCCTTACCAAGGGCCTTCATCTTCTTAGTAAGGGTCGCCATCTGGGCTTCGAGACCGTCAACCAAACCCTTAGCCGAGTCAACGCCAGCCTGGTAAAGCTCCCTGGCAGCGGTGGTACCAAGACCCTCTGCCGAAGTGGCAAGTTGTGCGTCGAGGTTGTTCAGTTCGGCAATAGCCTCTGCCCCGCCGGCAAGCAGCCGGTCGATAAAGGGCTGGGCATCTACACCAACCTCAAGGAGCTTCTTGTACGAGGCATCGTCAAGCCCAAGATCCCTGAGCTGGTCGAGGGAAGCCTTGAACTTGTTGTTTGCAGCAATCGTCTTACGCAGGTCATTGAAGTACTGCTTGACGCTGGTACCCTGAGAGATGTCAGGGAGCTTACTGTACTGGTCCTTGATCGACTTAGCAAAGTCGTCTCGTTCCTTGATCGCATCAGCAAGCTTCTGTCGAGCATCATTGAGCTTGACAGAAAGGCGTTCGTACTCCTTACCATGCACAAGAAGAGCCTGCTTCTGCTTAATAAGCCCCTTGTTGAAGACCTTGTTGGCTCGATTAGCCTGCTTGTTAGCCTTGACGGCCTCAGCAAGAGCCTTCTCAGTCTCTCGAATCTCCTTCTGGTTCGGCTTCTTTGCACTGCGAAGTCGAGAAAGCTTTTTCTTAAGCTTCTCAACATCGCTTGCAGACTTTGCCATCGCTGTCTTGATCGAGTTTCCAACGTTATCAAGAGACTTTCGAATGTTCTCTCGACTGTTGACAACACCGATGATGAAACCCTCACCAACGGCCTTACCGATCTTGATAAACTCCTTCGACGGGGAGTTAATGCCAAGAATCTGCTTGAATGCGCCAAGAGCATCTGTAGCCATGTTGGCAAACTCCTGCGCAATGGCAGCACCAGCAGCACCCATACCATTGTGAAGACCCTTGACAATCGCAACAAGGATCTTTCCGCCAGCATCACCGAACTCAGTTGAGTACTTGTCGATGGCAGGAGGAATCTGCCTAGCCATTTCAAGAGTAACATCTGCCATGGCGATAGCAACACGCCACATGGCTCGAGCAACACCCTTTAGAATCCCGACGAGAAGATTTGCACCCTCGGTAATGATAGCGGGCATCTTGTTCTTAAGGCCCTGAATAAGCTTAAGAACAATCGTTGCACCAGTTACAATGAACTTGGGAACGAAATCCTCGAGGAACTTGAGCACGTTGTTCAGAATCTTGCCCAGGGCAGTCCTAATCTTTGGCGCCATCTTAGCTACTGCTTCGAGGAACCTGAGGACAACTTCCATGCCAGCAGTGACAATTGCTGGGGCTGCCTGGAAAATGGCCTTAGCCAACTCAACCATAGCCTTATAGGCAAACTCACCAAGCTTGGGTAGGATGCCGATAGCCGTATCGACAACCTTACCGAGGGCTTCAACCCCAAGGTTTGCAATCTCGATGATGATTTGAATGGCCTTGGCGAAGAGAAGTGCGCCAAGCCCAAATGCCGCAAGACCAGCACCAAGAATTGCAATTGCGATAGCCAACCCGAGAACCAAAGGCGCAATATAACCGAACCCAATAGCAGCAGCGCCGATGATGACGAAGAGAAGCGCAAGCCCAACGAGACCCTTGATAAGGTCACCCCAAGAGATCTCAGAGAACTTAGCAAGCGCCTCTGCCATGATAAACACGGCGCCAGCAGCAGCAATCATCGCCATAGCGCCAGACTTAGCTGCGTCCATAACAACCATTGCTGCCACAACAAGAGCCAGAACAATACCCAGAGTAAGAAGACTCTTGATAAGTTCGCCAAGGTCGGTCTTACCGAGATCCGTGAGAACGTCCGCGATCTTACCGAGTGCAAAGGAAATAAGGACGAGTCCTGCGGGACCCTTCAAACTCTTATCCGAGATCTTGTTCATCGCAAGTCGAAGAAGTGTAAGAACGGCTGCAATACTAACGATTCCCTTGACGAGCTGGCCGAACTCGAGACTTCCAAGCTTCTCAACAGCACGAGCCATAAGAAGCATAGACACGGCAATAAGGTTGATTGCAATTCCGGCGCGAACCATACCCTTGACGGGGATCTTAGACATCGCCTCGCCGAGAGCAACGAGGAGAACCGATACCGAAGCAAGACCCTTAAGCAGTTCCACCCATCCAATATCGCCCAATGCTCGGACAGCATTCGCCATGATACGGATGCCGATCGCGATGAGAATAATCCCAGCTCCGACTCCGATCATCTTCGGAAGGTCCTTGCTGAGCGAACTCATAAACTTAGACAGGGCCAGAAGAATAACGGCTAGCGCAGCGAGCCCCTTAGTCATCTCTCCGAAATCGATCGTAGAGAGAATCTTTAGTGCTCCGGACAGGATTGTAATGGCGAGCGCCATAAGCACAAGTCCAGCCGCAATTGACGTGAACTTGATCCCACCCATACCGAGCTTACCGATAACTGCCATAGATGCAACAAGCTCAGTAAGCATCACGGTGAGTCCACCAAGAGCCATAGCAAGCTTCTTGGGATCGACAAAGCTAAGCGCAACGACCGACGCAGCCAGAAGAGCAACGGCGCTAGCAATCATGAGGATTGCCTTGGCCTTGATCTGCGTCTGCATGGCCTTAAGATTGCCGGTAAGAGCCTCGAACGTTCCGGTAATTGCCTTGAACATGTCTTGCTGACCGAAATCGAACTTAAGCCCGTTCTTGACGAACTTGCCAATGATTACGACAAGCCCGCCAAAGAGACCCGTCTTGATCGCCGCAAGAGCCTTGTCGTAGTTGCCATTCTTAATGGCCTCGCCAATAGCCTCACCGATCTTGGAGAACTCTTCACCAATCTTACCGACGAACTCCTTGAACCCGGGCATAGTGTTGTTGAAACTCTCAACAAACCCTTCCCAGAGACCCTTGATGTTCTCGATAAGAGTTGCAATAGGACTAAGAGTTTCCCCAACCTTCTCAAAAGCCCCCGCAGTATTTTCAGCTCCCTTGGCCTGGTCCTTGTTAAAGAGACCGGCCAGTGCTTCAGCAAGAGACCCGATAAGGTTGATCGGGACAGCAAGGTACGAACCAAGCTTCTTGAAGAAGTCGGTGAGTGCCGTGCCTTCCTTGAGCGTCTTATCAAGCTTAACCAGGAAGTCTCCGATGTTTGCGGTAAGACTAAGGAAACCGCCACCCGCAGGAGCTGCTGCCTTGAAGAGAACACCGAAACCCTTTGCTACGGCAACTACCAGAGTCTTCGCGATAGAGAAGATCGCAAAGATTCCCTTAAATGTCCGCCGGAGCTTATCGCCAGTTTCTGCTCCCATTTTGAGCCCATGGAAGAAGTTTCTGACAGCTCGAGTCATATCAAACAATTGCTTCGAAGTAGTCCTCGGGAAGATCTCCCTAAAGGCCTTCTGGATCGGCCTGATAACCGTCATCAAGGAATCAAAAGCTTCCTTGAGGGCGGAGATGGCAACCTTACGACCTCCAAGCTTAGACCACCCAGCAAGAAGCTTGTTTCGGGCATCGGCCTGGCGGTTGATGGCACCATTGAGGAAGTTGCTGAGGTTAGTGAACGTGGTTCGTGCCTGCTCGAAGTCGCCAAAGATGTAGCGCCAGGTCTGAGACCAGCCAGACTGGGCAGTTTCCTTAGCAACGTCGATCACCTGGCTGAGGGTCTTAACCTTAGTAGCTGCCTCGAGAGCAGTCTTGGCCTGGGCCTGAATTGCCTTGATCTGGGCCTTGCTGAACCCCTGAGCAGCAAGCTGTGCATCGGACAGATCGCCCGTGAACTGCTTAAGGGTCTGCGTAAGGACGTCTGACGTGAGCCAGAACCTTTCGCCCTTGCCAGGACTTCCTGAGATAGACTCTCGGAACGATTCGCCATTGATGGAGACGTTCTTCATCGCCCCAGAAAGCTTAACAGAACCCTTTTCGAGCGTGCCCATTTTTTCAGCCGTCTGAGCAAGAGCACGCTGGAAGACAGTACCGCCCATACCAGCATTTACGACTGAGTTCCAGTCCATGAGACTGACCTTCCCAGACGAAATTGCCTGAGAAAGCTGGTACATAGCCGTTGCGGCCTGCTGGGAATTTGAGCCGGAGAGAGCAGCAAGGTTTGCAATACCCTTGATCGACTGAGTAGAAGTCTTGAGGTCTACACCAGCCGCCGTGAACGTTCCAATGTTTCGAGCCATCTCGGAGAAGTTGTAGATTGTCTTGTCCGAGTAAACGTTAAGCTCGTCGAGTGCTCCAGTAACATCCTTAAGTCCTGCGCCAGACGCCTGCGTGTTTGCAAGAATCGTCTGAACAGAGTTAAGGTTAGTCTCGTATTCCTTTAGACCGGCGTTGATAGGGTCTACAGTAAGAGACTTAGCAAGCATCGTACCAGTCTCGAACGCCTTAGTGGCAATGTTAGCTAGAGCTGTAACGCCAATGGTAGAAAGAGCCAAGAACTTAGCACTGACACCTTCGACGGTGGTAGCCAGTGGGCCAAGATTAAATCGACCCGCCGCGCTATGAAGATCGTCAAGACCACGCTTGGACGAAGAGAAGTCGAGGCTCTTCTTAAGCTTATCCAGCGTGCTAAGAGAAGCGCCCGCCTTCTGCTCGAACTGTGCGTTGTCGAACTTCATAGATACAATGCGTTCGTCGATGCTACTCATTGGCTAGTCACCACCTTCCACACGTCAGAGGAGATTCGGTCAAATATAGGTCGGACTGCTGGATTGATGTAATCACGTCCTTGAACATATCCACCAGTTCCAGTACCGTGCCCATACTGAAGAAGAATTGCTACAGATACACCATTGTTGACGTGGCTGTTGTTCCATGAAATATAGTAGACACTTCCCTTTCTACCAACTTCATAGTACCAACCCTCTGCAGTTTCTCCAGATTCAACTGGAGTATTTGCTCTTAGAGCGTCAACACCAGAACGTCCATATTTCTCAAGTTGAGCCAAAATATCCTGGTGTCGAGATCGCCTAAGAAAGGCCTCGGTCTTGTTGAATGAACCCTTGCTTTCAAAGCTGATCACAACACCTCCATTCACCCAGCAGAGTTGAACAGAGCCATGAGTTCGGAAATCGTAGGAAGACGAGAATATGTATCTTGAACTGCTCCAGAGTGCCATAGACTCATATTAATGTAGCCAATCTGCCTTGGGTCTACGAAGTTAGAGGTTGAACCTGCGGCAAAAGCAAAGTACTTGTCCTCGGTGTCTTCAATAGCCCCAGGGAATGCTACAGTAATATCGAGTGGAGATCCGGTATGACGAATAATATGAACACTAAGTTCATTGAACTTTGTCATCGTAAACTCAAGAGAATACTCTGCTGCAAAGTCAATGCTCTGACCGGTAGCCACTGTAGTGGTAAGGTTCTGTCCACCAGACTTGTTAACCAGCTTAATCGAACTTGTTGCGGTATCGAACCAAACACCGAATGGGTTAACTACAGATCCTGCGAAAAGATCTGACGCCGTACCAAGTCCAGTGTACGTATCCATGAACATAGCCGCAAAACCAGCAGTACCATGACCCTCTACACTGAAATATGCATAAAAGTCTTGCAGCCAACCACGATTCTTGGAGACTGCTGCGCCAACACCATTAGAATTCTCAGTCCAAAACTGAACCTCAGGGTCTGGAATTGGGCTCTCAAAATAAGTACTGGCTGATGTAGCTCGTTCAAACAGAATATCATCAAGATACATAATGGTCGTAGATGGATTTGTCACGCTCGAAAGATACATTTCGATCTTTGCTGTCACAGCATTGGCTGGCGCTACTCTAGTGTGGGAATTTCTAACCCAAGCACTTGTCGAGGAGTTAAGAGTTGTAGATGACGCCGGTGTAATAAAAGTACCATTGATATCGTAATACTCGATCTCAATAGTAAACGGCTTAACAACGTTAGACTTAACATACGCTGACGCAGTATAAGTAGCACCAGCAGTGACTGGAATATGACCAGTTGAAACACTTAGAACGCTCGTACCCTGAGTTGCTGCCAAAGAATACGAACCAGATCGATGTTCTGTTGCGGAAGCACTCATAGATCCATTGGAAGTGTAGCCCGAAAGAGAACCTTCAAACGATGGGTTTCCGATAAGATTGATCTTAGTCAGAGGATATGCGTTGCCATAGTACCACCAAGTAGTTGGATCGGAAATATCATCAAGAAAACCTTGAACCCTAGGTGCGTACGTAGACCCGTAAAGAATATCCTCAAGAACTTCCAGAATATTAGTCGGAGTCTCTCTTGAATCGACAATTAGATGCGCACTAGATCCAAGACCATTAATTGATGCTGGAAGAGCCTTAATGTCCCAGGAAAGCTTAGCCGGCTCGGTACTGTCCTCCAGTGTCGCATAAGCGCGATCTGATGGTAGTGCCATAGCATTATACACTAGATGAAGTTTGTAGTCCAAGCCAAGATCACGAATATCGTTTCCAACAAACGTTCGATAACAGAGACCGAATTCCTTTCGAGGCTGAGCCGTTACATAAAGTCCATTATTAACAAAGGAAACGCCATCACACTGATCAAATTCCTTTGGGCTTGAGAATGCTTCAATAGTGGCCTCATAGCGCTCTCGTGCAGAACGAAGACCACTTACTTCGCCGTCCTGAAAGTATTCCTTAGTATCTCCCCCGGAGGACTTTTCAGACACCGCAATGAGACCGTTCCAAGGAACCCCAACGCCATCGATATAGAGAACTCCTCTATCGACCCCTGTCTCGTATCGACGCTCCCCAACATCATCCCAGCTGATTCTAGGCATTTAATGCCTCCTCTCAACCTCTAGTGCCGAGCTGAGAACGTCGTTGCGCATTCAGTTCTCGGTTTCGGGCTGCCATTTCACTTCTAGACATCTTCTTTGGAGGCGTGTTCTTAAGATTACACACCCTAATTAGTGTGAACAACCTGTTCAAGTGCCAGGTTTGAGTCTCAAACGGGATGTTCAAGCTAATCATCCAGTAGTAGATGAGCTCAGAAGTTACAACCTCTCGAGAAGTTCCCTTTCTGTCCTCAGCAAACCATGTTGCAGTCATCTTCTTATTGATATAGACGTTAACTGCATTAAGATTTTCCCTTGTCAGCCTTGAAAAGACTTTCGGGGGAACCTCTCCGGAAATTACCATGGCCCTGACATAGCCGATCACTTCCTCATCAGTCTTTTCACCTGGCTTGAGGAACGGCTTCTCGAATTCTGACTCCCATTTTGACAGTGAGACCAGAGAATGCTCCAGCTCCAAAGTGTAATCATCCATCTTGTCGAACTCTTGTGTTTCTTCATTGAAAAGTTCGCCACCTGGAACCACAATAGTGAGCATTCTCTGACCTCCTGTCGGTTTTACTAGTAGGTGAACACCCAGTCGTCGTCGCTGTCCGCAGAAAGCTTGTAGCCAGAGGTCGGAACGGCCGTAACAGTGACGGTCTGACCAGACGTAAGGGCCGGCTGAGCACCAGGAGTCTTGTTGACCCCGTTGATCTTCCACTGCACACCAGTAACGGAGGGCAGGGTAATGACGTGAGTGCCGCTGTTGTAGGTGGGCGAGTTCGCACCGACGGTCGAGACCTCAGTGACGCCAGTCTCGAACAGAGCGATGACGGCATCGGGGAGCGGGAGCTGAGGGTCGACGCCCACAGCACCGTAGAGCAGCTCCTCGAGGTCGGCAAGCTTGGCGCTGTCCACCTTGGTCGAGTCGATTGTAACAATCGCGGTCGGCTTCAGACCGGTCACAGCCACAGGAGTAGTCGTGACCTCCCACGAGAACGTGATCGCCTCGGGAGAATCGTTGATGGTGGCAAAAGCCTTCTCCGACGGAGCGGCCTGAGCACCATAAACGAGGTGAAGCTTGTAGCCGTGGTCCTCACCATCGACATCGTTACCGAGCTTCGTCCGGTACGAAAGACCGAACACCTTGCGGGTCTGCTGGCCCACCGAAACACCTGCTACCGGAGTAGCAACACCATCGAACTGAGCGAACTCGTCCGGGTAGGTGAAAGCCTCGATCGTGCAGCCGAACTCCTCGGCCGAGATGAGGTTCAGGTACTTGATGTTGTCAGCATACTGAGGAGAAGCCTCCGCACCGGAAGGCGACTCGGTGACAGCGGTAAGACCATTCCAGGCCACACCGTTGTTGTACACGCCATCGACGTCCGGAATGTACAGAACGCCGTGGTCGACGCCGGTCTCGTAGAGCCGCTCACCGACCTGATCCCACACAAGCTGAGTCATTACAGTTTCTCCTTAGAAGAAGAGGTTGAAAACGTCATGGTTGAGATTGTCCGCCGTGTAATGCCGATTAAATCGACACATGGGCAGAGCCGCAATACCATCAGGAATTGCGCTATCAGGATCTCGATCGATGACGGTAACCATATACCGCTTCTTTGAGCGATAAGGGCTGTTGTCTGCGAAATCGGTATCCGCTTGATCACGCTTGTACACGATGCATGGATATACCATCTGAAGGCTGGGCGGCGGCTGAAAATATACATTGTCGCTACCGAGAACCTCAGTCAAGACCTCATGAAGATCAAGCCTTTGGCCCATTATAAACCCTCCCAAGCCTAAGAAGCAGGCGAGGGCTCTGAACTTCGACGTCTGAGACAGTCCACAGAGCCCCCGCCCACTCAACATAGCGGATGGCAAAGAAATGCTCGTTGGCGTATGCATCGGCGACAATGCTAATAGAATTGCCTACCGTAAGGTCGTCATTAAGACCTTCACCCTCTTGCAGCCTACGGGTGTTGCGAACAACATCGCCGAAATATGATCTCTCGACAATGGTGTCTTCCCAGACTCCGAGGGCGGTCTCTTCAGACACACCATATCCGATCTTGCCTGAGAACTTTGCCACCTAGGTATTACCTCACGCGTCGCGCGTGAAGGTCCACTCGTCGTTCTCGTTGTTAGCGAAGTAGTAGCTCGCAGACGTCGGGACCGCGTAGATGCGCAGCGAAGCGCCGGCCGCAAGAGCGGACATAGCGCCAGCGGAGACAGTAGCGTCAGTGTCGCCACGCTTGTAGGTCACACCAGTAACGCTCGGAATGGTGATGACACCGGTCGAGGCCACGAAGCTAGGCTCCGTCGGAACCACGAGAGTCGCCGAAGCACCAACCTCACGCATGATGAGAGCAGACTGCAGCTTGGTGAGAGCGCCCGAGAGACGCGTCTCGATCAGGTACTTGTACTGGTTGTAGTCGATGTCGAAGTCGTCGAACATCGAGACCTCGCCACCCTTGTCCGAGCCGATGGTGTAGTCGACCAGGTTGACGAAGACGCCGAGAAGGTCGCTCTCAGACTCCATCGCCTCAACCTCGACAATCCGGTCCACGCGAAGCTCGGCAGCCAGCTCGTCCACCGTACGCCAGATTCGGCGGTTCAGGGTGTCACGAGCAGTGATGAGCTTGGTGAGGAACGGGGTCGTGGTGTAGAAGGTAGGAGTGCCAGTGCCCTTGTAGAAACGACGCTGCTCGAGAACGGTGTCCACCAGGTCCCAGGCAGTGATGTCGGCCTCGACGTAGAACGTCGTGGTGTAAGGCTCAGCCTCGAGGGCAATAGCGCGAATAGCCGCGTCAGAAACACGACCGTCAGGGATCTTGTCCTCGTCGTCAGCAGCGCGGCCGTCGCCAAAGAGGATCGCACGCGCGAGCTCCTCCTCGAGCATAAGACGCATCTCACCCTTGAGCCACGACACGACGTCGAGGTCAGTGATGTCGATGATGTCGTCCCGGTCGAGCTTCTGCTTCTTGTAGATGGTGACAGGGGTGGTGACTCGCTTCGAGAGACCGAACCACTCCTCCTTCTTCATGTTGCCCTTGATGTAACCCTTCGCACGAGCCTCCTCGACGGTGATGTCGGCGCTCATGGTCTTGATGCGAGAGAAGGGCGAGTGGCGGGTGCCGCTGAGAACGCCGGCGACCCACTCAGTGCGACGCTTGTCCCACTCGGGGGTGTTGCTGAGAGCCTTGGCGTCGGGGAACAGAAGGTCGATGTCCTCGATGCCGTGCTGCAGAGCATAGTCCTCGAACGCAGCCTTGAGAGAGCCACCGCGCTTGGCGGCCTCAACAATGCTCTTAAGGTCGTCGTGAGAAAGCGTCGCAGCAGGAGCCTTGCTCCCATCGGCGTCACTCTCGAAGACGTTGCGCTTGCCCATGTCGTCAGTTCCTTCCTTGTGCTCGAGGGTGTCCTCGTCGCTGTTGTCGGTGGTCGTGCTGCTATCTCCGCCAGCATCGGCGGACGAGTCGTCCTCAATATCGTCGTGCTGAAGAGCCTCATTCACAAGATAGTGGACAAGATTCTTCTGCGCCTCGTTCAGGGAGTCATAAACTTCCTGAACCGTGGGGCCGTCCTCGCCATCGGCGTGGTCAACGACCTCCTCATCCGACTCAATGAACTCGAGACCGGTGTGGATGATCGCCTCATCGTCGATAACCTCGATCTCACCGTCAGCGTGCCGAAGAGCCACGTTATCGATGATCGCACCAGGGTTGGCACCCGCAAGAACAAGACTGACTTCACGAATCATACCATGAAGGACCTGCTTGCCCTTCTCCACGAGCTGATTAGCGTGGATGGAGAGCCTGGTAATGTCTCGGTGCTGAACAAGAGTCTTGGCGCTCTGACCCTTAGGGGTGCTGTTGAAGAACGCCTCAGCCCGGACACCCTCAGGAGTCCACTTAAGAACGGCGTGCCCCAGAACGTTGTCGGGGTCGTTGTGACCATGCTGCCAGACCAGAGGAACGGTAACGCCGTCCTGGTGCTGGAAAGCAGTCGGCATGATCACTCGGCCGTCGGAACACTTGAGCCCAGCCTTGGTTGCCCAGCCGCTAAAATCAGGCTCCATTTTGACTGTCTCCCTTCTGATTCATTGACGACGGCCCATTGCCGCCATTGTTACTAGGGTCATTGACATTCTGAGGCTCCTTCTGAACTGGCATGTTGCTGTTCTGGAGCTTGTCAGCCTTCGCATCCTTCACAGGACGACGTCCAACGATGGAACGAACCTCGTTCGACGTAAGAATCTCGTTTCTAGTGAACTTGTCCGCGATCTCAGCGATCGTATTGATTGGAGCAAGCTTGAACGGGTCTCGAAGGTAGGTGATGGACTGCTTCTGGGTACGAGCAGTCTTTGTAAGGAGCACTCGTCGCATACCCTCGGTGATGGCGGTGAGAATCGGCTCGATGGTTCGGTTGTAGTAGTTAACCATCGTTGCTTCGTCGGCACTGCCCTTCATGATTTCGTCCGTGAGACCAAGCTGGCTGTAGAGTAGAGTGGTAAGGTACTCCACCTGAGCCATGAGGTTGTTCTCGGCAGGACGATTCAGCTGAGTGATCTTCTCAGTTGCGTCGGTGTATGCAATTCCATACTGGCTGTTCTTAAGCTGGAACTCGATGTCATCCTTGCGCTGCTGTGCCTGCATCCTACGAGTCTCGTTCTTGACAACGTAAGGAAGCTGAATGATAAGGTCCAGCTTTCCCGATCCACTTTGCTCATCGATGGAATCGAGAAGATTGAGCTTTCGAATAAGCCGCTGAAGCGTCGAGTTAGGCTCGTTCATAACTGAGTAAAACGGATTTTCAACGATAACAACGGTCTTTTTCGGAAGAGTTACCTCTTCACGCTTACCAGTCTTCTCGTTGTACAGTCTAACTCGAACGTGTTCAGGATGCCACTTGACAATCTGACCGACACGCATTGTCTTAACGTCAAATGAACCAGACTCAGTAGGACTGATCGTGGTATCGACCGGAACAATTGCAACTACACCGTCGTCAAACAGCGAGTATGCAATGTCCTGCTTGAATGCCAATGGACTTTGATCGATGTTGGCCTCAACCTTAAGACAGTTGTTGAGTCCGCTGTCGATCTCCTCCAAATATCGATCATCATCGTCAAGACGAACATGCCGAAGATCTGCCTGAGCTACATCCAGACTGAGGCGAGTGTAAATTGAGGAGATGATTGAGCGTTCGTTGGAGAACCTTCGATACGCCTGATCAGGACGTCGACCATAACTGGTTCCTGGAGAATATAGAACCGTGGCTTCCTGGTTCTCTTCCTGCTGGTTCGAGAACGCATTCCACGCATGCTTCAAACGGTCACGAATCTTTGCCATACGTCACCTCCTCTCATTCGAATGCCTCCTTGTTGAGCTTGTATGCAACCCAGGCGTCCATCAGAGCCGCAACGTTGTCGATTTTCTCTTCCTGCCTACGCTTCAAGAGCTTTCGGTTACCATTAGTATCTTCGAGAGTGATGGCATTGCCCATTGCGAATGACATAAGCGACTGATCAAATAGAAGAAGTCTCTCTTCGCTCAGCTTCTTAAGCTCGCCTAGGGGCACGGACTCAGTCCGAGCGCCCTGAATCACCTTCTCAATACCAAATGGTCCGTTTTCCTGCTCCCAACGAGTTACAAATTCCTTAGCGTTGTACGGGTCAAACCCGAACGAGCGAACGTCGTACTTTGACCTCTCGATGAACGCGTCGAGATCGTCATAGACTTCCATCATATCCAGGACAGTCCCCTCCAAAACATGGAGACTTCCTTCCTTGATGAACTCGTCATACTTCATTCGCATAGCGCCAGGAAGCTTCATCAGGGTCAGCGTTGAAATATAACTTCGAGTCTTCACTCCGAACTTCCCGTTAGAAAGAGGGAATAGGAATGTGAAGGCGCAGAAGTCGTCGCCCTGTGAAAGGTCGGCACCAAGAGAACACGGGAGTTCCCAGAATTCTCGACTACGGTGCGGAAGAGTTTCCTCGTAAGTGAAGAAATACGTGTATCCCTCCATCGGGATCCCAAACCGCTTAGCGAGGATGTCGTTCCTAGCAGCAGGAGCCTTCTCTGCTCGCTCAACGTCCAACTGGTACGTCTCGTACGTTACTGTGAACCCTAGATTTGGGTTGGCCTTGACCCACATGTCTGGGTTACCGACCTCTTCGAGTTCATCGAGCTTGTAGTGCCAGATGGAAATATGAGGAGCGAGATACTCTCCCTTCAAGATGTCCTGGAGCTCCATCTTGATCGTGTCTCCGGAACCATTACGAACAGTTCCCTCAGAACTGATGGCTACAATCAAGTAGTCGTCAAGTTTAGAGGCTCCCTGCTCAATAGCACCGATGACATCCTCTCTAAGATCTCCAGACAACCATTCGTCAACAGTAGACACCTTACATCGAAGACCCTGAAGCTTGTTGATAGCCATCGGACGGATCTCCAGGAGTGATCCAGTAAGAAAGTTCTCAACGCCCTTCTTGGTTGATGCAAGCTTCACACGATTTGCACGAGACCCAGTCGTGTTCTGCAGAGATCCATCTGTCAGGAATTTGAACAAAGGCCCGCGTGCGCGCGTGATAGCAGTACGAAAAGGCGACATGACCTCTTCGGCCTGTTTCATCGTAGGCGCTGTCGTAATCTGATGCGTCGTTGCTGTATCGACATTCAGGAAGAACGCCTGAAGACAGAACGCATACATAGACTTGGCTGCACCGCGAGCGACGATAAGGTACTGCTTGGTCGTCAGTCGCTTCTTGATGGTCTTGTTGACGTACCGACCTGGCTGTCCATCTTGACCTGGCTCCCAGACACTTCTATCGACGAAGTAATACCAACAGAAAATCTGTTCAGCCCAGAGTTTGAACGTATCGAGCAAATATAGGTCAGATCCATCAGTAAGTGTCAGTTCTTGCTCACAATACTTGACAAATCCATCCATCGCTCGGTCGTCATAGTAAATCTTAGGGTTGGCGATGAGCCAGTCAATGCGATTCATCTCCATAGCGATCTCACGGTTTACCGGAATTTCGCCGCGGATAACTTGCTCGCGAAATCGACCATAATACAGCGGTACTGCTGTATTAGAAAGACCCATACCAACCCTCCTTTCTACTTCTTACGATGGCGACCCTTACTTGCGCCAAGAGCATTTGCAATCTGCTTAGTAGCTACCTCATTACCAAGAGAACTGATCTGCTTCTTAGCGATGTTCTCAATAATATCGACGGTAAACTTCTTCCCATCGAAGTACTTCTTCTTCTCGGTGCCCGTAAGTCGAGCGTAATTCTGCTCGAGGTTCATCCTAGTCACCAGATCCTGCAGGTCCTTGTTGCTGACTGCACTGGTTCCATGCTTCTTGACGATCTTAAGCGTCTCCTTAGCCTTAGACGCATCGTCAGAGGTAGGACTAGAACTAGGATTCTTTCGGCGAACACCCCACTTCATACCCTTGATTCCGAAGTGCTCAAGGGAACCCTTCCCAGACACTAGACCTTACCTGCATCCCAACCATTGACGCCGGCCAGATCGTCCCAAACAGTAGCGACGGTCCAGTCGATGTCATTGTCCTGAATCTCACGAGTAGCGTTGGCGACCTGCTCCTGCAGGATCTTCTCGAAGTCAGGATCATCGGTGTCAGCAGTGATCGTGGTGGCATACTTAGTCACGATGCCTGGCATCACGGAGAGAACCGTGGTGAACTGCTCGAGAACCGAGTTGGAACTACTGAGAACCCTATCTGCAAGAATAGACCGCTTACGACTACGCTCAGTCGGAACAGTTCGCGACCCAGTTGGGGTCTCTTCGGTAGTCGTGTCGTATGCTTCGCCCTTGACATCGAGCGCGGCACGGACGATGGATCCCTTAACCCTAGACTGGAAACCAGAATCGGCAAGGATTCGACTAGCCTTTTCAAAATCGGTAAGCTGTGCCATGTTTTCCTCCTAACCCTTAATGATTCCGAAGCCCTTTAGAGAAGTTGGAGATCCTCCTCCACCCCCACCACCTTGTGAAATTGGTCCAGGCCAACCCAAACTAATAGCCTGAACAATAGCGCCATCGACACTAAAATCTCGATTTCCAGACAATGGAGAACCGAGTTCGCCTAGTATATTACGACAGTTGCCAAAAGTAATACTTCCGGTTCGATCAATATTGTCGTGCGATGCAGCAGCCGTTGTAAAGTCTGGTGTTGTGCCATTTACATTTGCTTTTGTAAAGATTCTTTGATACAGCCCGCCAATAGCGAACCCAGCCGGTCCGGTTGATTCAAACCGAATAACATCGCCTTGCGAAATACCTGCATTATACTCTGCCATCCAACTCTGATAGGCATCGGCAGCGTAACCATATCTAAGCCACCCATCTGAACAAATATACCAACCCTGCTCTTCCCATGGGTTACATCCATAGATCATAATAGACCAACCAGAGGTTGGCATGGCATTAATTTTTACATAAGCTCTGGCTGCAAATGGTTCGCCCAGGTTATTCTCGTCGTCATATCTTACACCGCCCGATGTATTATTATTTCCAGCCCCGCATCTTACTGCCGTTGTTCCTTCGACGACACCGACCGAAGACCATACAATATTATCGTTTGTTGCCGAATTATATCGATTAACAGTTCCGACACTAGTGGTGGCATTAAGCTCTTGACCAAGAACTCCGTCCGGCCAGGTTTTTGTAGGATGCGTCATTATGTCACCCCGCAACCTCAATCGTCACCACGAGGTCTGATCCAGCAACCGTTGATCCAACCTGATCCACGTCAACGGTAAGATATGCCCCGTCCTCAAGAGTGGTGACATTCATGTTAGTTACTTTACCCGACGAATTTGTAGATACACCGATCGTTGGCCGATTACCCTGCGTAGTGAAGATTGTTGCACCATTCTTATTGACATCTACGATGAGAGACGCCCCCGTTGGGCCAGTTCCAACCGTAGCTCTAACCGCCATGATAGTTAGCGTGTTGCCTGTATCGTTGGTAAAACGATGTGCTCCTGCTGCAGCAGCGACCGCACCACTAACAGAATATGTGATAACTCTCTTATTAACCAGAGTCCAGATTCCTGGGGTGCCCGCAGTGATGCACCTCCAAAGTCGACCAGAACTGTCAAGAACCTCATCCCCGGGGTTCCAAGCACCAACAGTAGGAGCACCCGTATAACGCTTAGAATAATTGAATCCCATTACAGATGCACCTCCAACCCACTAATTCGTGCAGAACGCGTCCCACTAACACCAAACGTATACGAGGTTCTACCATACCCCATGTAGTTTGTATAGTAGGAGGAAGAAATTACCTTCTTTTCGGCGACAATTGTTGAAGTGCCTGTGGACCCTTGAATCCAAAACTGACTGATTCGGCCAACGATGGTTTCGTTGGGCTCCATCTGAAATTCAAACAGGTCGTTAACTGCAGGAATTCCGATTTCCGTTTGAGTACCAGCTGACTCGACGAGGTACACTCTAGTGGATGTAATTCGAACACCCATAAAGACCCCGCCGGTGCCGATACCAACCGAAACAACATCACTACCAGTAGGAAGCACAGACAGCTTAACGGCCATGTATGCGTTAAGACCGGCAGCATACTCCAGGTTTGGGCCATTGCCACTTGAGTTGTACATGCCATTGGCATCTTCAACTAGCGTATTGTAGTTGGTCCAATCAGCAAGCAGAGCCAAATTACCAGTCTGATATGTAAGTCTTGCTCTGTTAGAAGGATAAACCTCGGCGCTATTAGCTACTCGTCCAACGGCATCTGAATAAGAGCCGGAAAGAGGGCGCCAAAGGCCGTTTCTAAACTGCTGCAATTCTCCAGTAGTGCTAATACGAACGATAGTTCCTTCTACAGCCTTGACCGGGGTAGCCGTTACTGTAGGAATCTCAGAAGCACCCTTAAGGAGTCTACTCTTATCCCCAAGAAGAGTATTAGTCATTAGGTCGCCTCCGCTCCTGTAAGAGTGATGTTAATAACGTTGGCGGTCGCAGCCTTAGCCGCAATAAAATCACCTTCGCCAAGCATCATACCCTGCAGAATCCCATTAAGCGAAAGCGTATCTCCAGCAGCCAACGAATATGTGGCAATGATCTTATGCTCAGCCCCCAATGAAGCTCCAGAAGGCGCGACATAAATATCTACGTTGACTGCTGCAGAGTGACGGTTGCAAACCGTTCCAGTAGCAATCTTCACACCCTTTCCAGCACCAACCGTGTAAATTGTAGTATCATTTGTCGTTGTGAGCTGGTTGGAGTAGAGCAACTTCTCGACCAGAGAGGTCGCAGTAATAAGATTTGGCGTAGCCATTTGTTAACCTCCCAGTACGAGTGCGATTGCTACCGATGAACCGCCAGATCCACTTGGACCGGCTGGTCCCTGAGGACCGGTTGCGCCAGTCGGGCCTTGTGGTCCCTGAGGACCGGTGGCACCAGTTGTACCCTGAGGTCCTTGCGCGCCCGTAGCGCCTGCGGGACCTTGCGGACCAGTGGCACCAACAAGAGAAGCAAGCCAAGCAGTCAGGTTCCCAACAAATCCCTGAGATACTGCAAGCTCATAAGCACTAAGACCATTACTACCAGCAGACCCTGCGGGGCCCTGGGGACCGGTTGCGCCTGTGGCACCAGTAGAGCCTGTGTCACCCTTCAGACCCTGTGGGCCCTGAGGACCGGTAGCACCATCAGCACCAGGAATACCCTGAGGACCCTGAGCTCCTGTCGAGCCGGTGTCGCCCTTTAGACCCTGTGGCCCCTGAGGTCCGGTAGCACCTGTAGATCCCGTGTCGCCCTTTAGACCCTGAGGGCCCTGAGGACCGGTTGCGCCAGTAAAACCAGCGGGACCCTGAGGGCCGGTAGCGCCCGCAGCACCATCAGCACCAGGAAGACCCTGAGGACCTTGAGGCCCGGCAGGACCAGGCGGACCCTGTGCGCCCTCAACGCCATCAAGAACCGCGTCCACTAGTGCATCATGAATAAGAGCCGCAATTGCAACCTGGTCCACGAAATAGTCAAGGTCCGTCCAAAGACCGTAGCCGTTACCGACCTTGAATCTATTAGTATCGGACTCCCACCCGATCTCTCCAGAGCGGAGAGTAGGATTCTTCTCGGTCCACTCAGCGGCAGTACCGCGACGGACCTGGATCCTGTACCTCACGGAGAACCTCCATCCAGAATTCCGTCCTCGATCTCCACCTCTTCAGGTTCCCAAAGAAGCTCTTCACGAGTGATACTGAGACGCCCAAACAGCTCCTCAGCGTTCTTCTCGAAGGCTGCAATGAGATATGATGTCGCCGGAGGATCGAACAGGAGCCTCACACGAATATAGACGTAGGACTGGACCATCTTGAACTTCGGATTGTTGCCAACGAAGTCGAACCAGGTCTCAGTAGCACCCGTAATAGCGTATCCGCCCTCAGGACCGATGCCGATCTGGGTAAGAGTCCCAAGGATGCTGTTAATATGCATCGTGACGTCAGCATCAAACTCGGTATAGTCCTCAGCAATACCAAGAACCTTCTTAACGCTTGTAAGGATGCTTTCGCTCATTGCTCACCTCCTTAAGATCGAGAGAATGTGTCAGTTAGACTGGCGATTGCCAGCAAAGATCGCGTCGACATGCAGAGGGACAACAACCGGAGTTCCCGGGTTGTGGAACCCAGGGCCGATGTGCGGGTTCTTTCGGTTGAAGTAGTCCCAAGACATGCGAGACTGGTTCTTGATGTTCAGGCGGGAGAGCGGAGTACGGCCACCAATCTTGATAACATGCGTCCCCTTGGGGTTCGCCGTGAACTCGAAGCCACAGGCGCGAGCGAACTTAGTTGCGGAGACAGTCATGACAAGTCGCTTACCTCCATGACCATAAACGCCAGGAGGAACCACCGGAGAAACGATGACGCCATACGCAGTACCGGCTGCATGAACAACCTTGTTGTCTCCGATATAGAGCGTAACATGCTTCTGTCCACTCGACGGGTGATCGTAGTAGAGACGATCCCCAGGCTTGCGCTCAGAGAAGTGGACTGTTGCACCAAGACGCTCTGCAGCAGCCTTCTGATTTCCAGTGTAGCCTCGGAACTTGTGCCAGGGGTTCGGCTCAGGCTCAGGCCAGGAAACCTCGACCAGCTTTCCGAGATCACAGTCGATTCCCCACTTGTGATTCAGCCAGTTGACAAACACCGAACAATCGAACTGCTCCGGAGGCCAGTTGGTAGGAACCGAACTGTCGCGATAGTCACGACCAACCTGTCGAAGACCCGTTCGGACGAGGTCTGCGCGGAACTGAGCTTCAGTCGTCATCATCATCCTCCGTGTCCTCAGGGACCTCGACGCTATACGCGTCAAGCTCGACCTCGTCGTCATGCGTGGGAACTTCGTCAGCGATCGTCTCGTCAGGCTCCATTACCGTCTCCTTACCAAAGTTTTGTATCACCGCGCTGGCGAGGAACGTACTTCTTCGGAAGCAGGCTCTCGTCTCCGTAGTGAATAGCATTGTGAGTGCGATGAGTGGTTGTGATCAGGAAGTCTGGGTTGAGAATATCCTCTTCACCATGAACAAGGTCCTCAACTGTCATAGGATTCATGTGATGAATCAAAAGACCAGACCCAATCTCGTAACCTGGAACTCCAAGATCACAACCCTCATCTCTAGCAATGACATGATTCCGAATACGACGCCATTCGGTCGAACGGTAGAAGGACTGGTTCATGTGACGATCAAACCCGAAGGTAGACACACCAACTTCGCCCTTCAATGCCAAATAACGGAACCGCTCTTCGAAAGTTTCAAGTCTTCGAAGGTCGCGGTACGTTCTAATCTTCGTCGTCATCACTAGTGCTATCCTCTTGTCCAGAATATGCACGCATGGCTCGAAGCGCTTGCCCGAACAACTCCTCAGTTCTAGCCTGAGATTCGATCTGATCCACTCGGCTTCTAAGAAGTTCGTTCTCACGCTCAAGCTTCTGCTGTTCTAGGCGCTCTCGAGTTGTGCCTAGACGCAGATAGTGATTGATCACCATTGCGGACGCTGTGCCTTCACGAAGTTGCTTCTCAGCGAGATCAACAGCCAGTGCAACCATCTGCTTCTCTCGAGATTCGAGGGTCGTGGCTGGTTTGCGTCTCCTTGATGGCTCCGGAGCATTAGACTTAGGCTTTCCAGCCACGATTCCTCCCCTCAAGTCTAGCTTCGACTGATACTACACTTGTTAGACAGGCGAGTGAGCAGTAGAAGCTGCAGCATCCTTCCACACATCTGCCGCAGCAGAACCAACGGCCCAGACCGGCTTGTTGGTGGTGGTGTTGAAGACGCACGTGCCAGCATGCTTGTTGGCCGTGTTAATGGCGTGACCCACATCAGCAAGCTGCGCAGTGGTAGCAGTCACAGGAACAGCAGCGACATCGACGTACTCGGTGTCAACGAGATCGCGAACAACCTCCTCAACGTCATCCTGATGCAGAATCGTGTCGTCGGGGTTCGACATTTGAAACACTCCCTTTCAGTTGTTAGGCGCTTTCCAGGGGTATGGTTCTAGAATGTCTCCACTAT